CATCTGCAGCTGGCTTCCTATACAATCCGTATCTAGTACTGTAGTCGGATAGTTGGAACGTGCCGTTACTCATATAAAATTGTAAAACATAATCTTTAGCATCTAATACTTGTTGTTTAGTTGCTCCGGCAAAATTATTTTCTGCGCTACCAACTGCTGTAATATTTTTCCATTCGTCGTACCAATCATCCCAAGTGTATTCAGCTGTCGTACTACCTACACCGATCAAATAATTTTTATTAGGTGTTTGGGCTCTTGTATTATCGCCTTCAGTACCATTGGCATCTTGCCATAGAATTGTCCTTAGATTAGCGTCTACTGCGGACCAAAATATTCTTTGAAATTCTGTATCTGATGCGCCACGTAACCTAGTCCTAGACCAGTATGCAATGCCTGCTGCATCCGGTAATCTAAATAAACCATATCTTGGACCATACACAGTATTATATAATGTATTGGAATTGTAAAATGGAAATACAAAATCTTTTGCTTCTAGTGCTTGTGATCTAGTATAACCAGATAGATAGCTAGTACTAAATTCATCATACCAATCATTCCAATCGTATGTACCGTCAGAAAGATCTTCTCTTTGTATTCCGGTTATGATGTAAGGAACCCTAGTACCATTTGCTACATTTGTAGTTGTTAACGTAAATGCTACTCCGCCGCCTTCAGCTACACTAGATGAGCTAGGACTAATTTGATATGTAGGTTGCGGTAATGACTCACTTGTATCATTAATAGTAACTCTAATAGCATCTAAATCGCTATCTAATCTCATATCAAAATATTCAACACCTTCTGTTTCAGAATCAGCCAAAATTGTAAATGTTTTTACGTCTAACCCATTTGCATTAGTTGTAAATGCGCCTGTAAGGCTTCCTTCTAATAAATCAGTTGGACTTATGCCAGATATAGTGTAAGGTACGCTTGTTCCTGTTGGAACTAAGAATGTACTTAGTGTAATTGTAAATGCACTGCCTTCGTTAACTGCACTTGAACTAGGCGTAAGTGTATATCTAGGCTGACTACTTGGTGTGTCGCCTGATAATTGAATGTTAGTAAATATACCTGGTGCAGCAACATTTACATCGCCTGTTGCTCTAAATAAACTTATAACATTCCGTAATGTTCCATCAACATTATTGTCAATTGATCCATCAACGGCAATATCATTAAATTCGCATCTAAATTCAACTTGTTCAGCTGTTAAAAGTCTAGCTTTAATTGTATAAGTATTTCCTGCGTAAACGCCACTGTAAGTTCCTGCACCAACTTTGTTATAAATTGTTTGGTAATTAAAAGTTAAATCAAAGCTTCCGATTGCTGTGCCAGTTCCGCTTGAACCTGATGTTGAATCATGATCAAATCTTACAACGCCAATTTCATTACACAACTGTGCCCAATCTAATCCTTTAGGTGTACTTGCATTTGTGTTAGACGGGTCAATACGTATTTCGCCGCCTGCGTTAAAATAATGTCGCATTATATCATTACTTGCAAACGTTACTACAAATTCATGGTATATCATACCATTCCATATACTTGTTCTTGTAGATGTTATTACTGTTTCTAGAGAAGCTTGATTAGGGTGAATAAGTTGTTTATCATTTTCAACTGCTTGCATTAAGTCTTCAAAATCAGAAAGTCCTTTTTTAGTTCCTTGGGGATCACTTGTTACAGCACCTGTGTTATCTATAATATTAGACGTTTCATCAGCAATAATGTTTTGATCTTCTAGGACTTGTGCAATAGATGTTACTGTTGCATCTGCTGGACCTACTTGGTGTATCCTTGCTTTAACAATGTCTGCATAAATGGCATTTATGTCTTCAGCTTCTATAATACTATTTGGAATAACTTGCGAACTAGTTAATGCTTGTCCGTAGCCTGTTGTCCCGGCGCCATTACCCAGTATTAGATTAATTCTCGATTGTAGGTTGTTAATTCGTGCTGCTGTAATTTCTGCCATTTTGCTACCTTATACTTTAAGTACGCATTCTACTAATTTTTCGCCTTCGTCACTGTTGCTTTCTAATGCAACACCTACTAAAGAACCTCCGTTGATTGCAGTTCCTGCACAACCATTGTTGTTTACATATACTGCATCGCCTTTTGTTACAGAACCAACAACACGTACAGGTAGTCGTCCTTTAAGTCCAATATATTGTCCTTCAGCGTCACTATTCATCATTAAAGCAGGATCAGTTGAAACTACTCCAATTGCCATACAGCCCGAGCTTACAGGCTCTACTTCTGCTTCTCCTTTACCAACACAAACTACTGTGCCAGGAGCAAGATCTTCTGCTGTAGAATATTTTTCTGCTAAGTCAGCATATCTTGCTTGCGTTGCTGTACCTTGGAATAAATTTGCTGCAATATTACCTGTAGCATCTCTTACAACTACAGTATTATTTGAAACTGCTACTGAAGCAGTCCTAAAGTTTCCTGAGCCATCGTTAAGTGAAGCTGCCTGCGATGCTGTGCCAACAAAGTTTGTTGCATATACGTCATTCCATAATAATGAAGCAGATCCTAAATCAAAACTATTGTTAATTGCTGGTAAAAGTCCGCCGCCCGATATTGTGGCCACATGCGTTTCTGTACCTATGCTATTAGTAGCTTTAAATTTAATTTTGCTATTTAAACCTGTAACATTTGAAATTACAGCTTCTGTACCATTTTCAACTTTAATATGTAAGTCTTGACTGTCGCCAACTTGTAAGCCTAAGTCAGTAAAAGTTACTGTTGTGTTAAAATTAGGATTACTAGTTCTAATAAAATCACTAGCACTAAATCCGCCTAATTTATCTGAATCTGAAGATGTACCCCAATATCTATGGGTTGTAGATGTTTCGCCGCTAGCAGAATTTATAAGTGTTATACCTCTTTGTATAAATGTAAATCCGTTAATTGGATTTTGTACACTATCAAGTGTAAAGGCAGAGGGGCTAACTACCATTACAACTTCATCATTTATTGTACCTGTAATAATGCTTCTTGAGCCTGCTTGATCATCTAATACTTCACGACTTTGCATCTGTGTTACGCCTTCGCCAGCGTTTTGTGGACCAATTAAAATAAATGCAGTACTGTTGTACACATAAAGTTGATCATTTGCACTGTCCCACCAAAAATCTCCTACTGTTAATCCTGCTGGTTGAGTTGCACTGATTTCTGCGCCGCCTGTGCCTCGCCATTGTGTGCCGTCGTAAAATTTAAGCTTACTGTTTCCTGTATCAAACCATACCTGGCCAGTGATCGCTCTTGGTGGTTGATTTGCTCCAGCAAAGTTTTCTAGCAAAAACAAAAAGTTTTCATTTTGTATTTCGCCGTAGCCTGCATAGTTTTTACCTATGAATTTAAGGTCAGTTGTTTGATCAACTGTACCATCTTCTACTGTTGTGAGCAGTGTATTATTGTATCTATCAATTTGATATGCCATTCTGTCGAACCCCTAAAGTGTATTATACTTATTTATTCAATTTATGGATATGTAGTTTCGCTTACATATTGCCATACGCTTCCGTCTGAACGGAACGTTATCATAGACCTAGTTGGTGTTAAAACAGCATTACCCGATGCACTAGAGTTAGAAACAATATCTTGTATTACTGTTCCTGTGCCGCCGCCTGCTAAATCAACATCAATAAAGGACTTTTCAAGCACACCAGTATTATTAGGTGCTACGGTAATATTAATACCGCTTACAGTTGCACCTGCATAAGAAGTTGTGTGTATCTTTGCAAATTTTAGATTATTTTCTAAAGCTGCAGGATATAAATCATTTAAATAAGTAATCATATTATCGTATAGTGTAGCACCAGAGCCTAGTCCAGTAATGTCCATAGAGAACACTATAGTTTCGGTTGCTACGGTATTATCAGCATAGTATTTTGTAGCAGCATCTTGATTTGCTGTAGGATCTGCCATGCCTGTAATTTTTTGTGCATCAGTAATATGTATATCACCTGCACCTGTAATGTTTATGCCTCTGCCGTCTCCGTCCACGCCGCCAGCGGCGATATTTAATGAAATTGAACTTTGAAATGTATTACTGTCTAGCCCCATACTATCAACGTTTAAATATTCTAGTGTGCCAACTCTTACTAATCCTGTTGCATATATTATACTTGAACCTAATCTATCATTTAATACTTTTTCTACGTTACCAATTTTGTACGAAGTTGCTGTATCGCTTAGATCTAAATTTACACTGGACGTCCACGCATTTGCAGTAGTTTCCCATGTAAAAGTTTTATTAGTGTCGCTTGATAATAATGTTAAGCCACCACCGCTAACAGTTGCGTTGTTACCATAAGTAGGCGTATCGCCTGCAACATGTCCTAATTCAATGTTTTTGTCTTCTACTTTGAGGACGGCAGTTTCTACAGTTGTTGTGTCGCCTTCAACTAGCATATTACCAGTAACACGTAAATCGCCTGTAACATCTAAAGTATACTGCGGTGTGTTAGTAAATATACCAATCTTTTCTTCAGAAGCATCAATATATAATGCATCTACAATAATTGCGCCAGATGGTGTTGTTCTTACACGCATACTAATATCGTTATCTAATAACTGATTTTCAAAATAAAACCTTGGACCGACTACTTTTTGCACATGGTTCTGTGATAAACCTATTGTTACACCGCCTGAGTTTTGTACTGTCAGTGTACCAACTGTTACTCCATTAGCATCAGATGGTAAAAATTGATCAGCTGTCCTTGTAACACCTGCTCCTGTAATAAGAGCATTTGCTCCGCTTGCTGTACCATAGAATTTAAAATTAGTACTATCAATGATATTCATACCTTCGTATATAATGCCATCTGGATTACTATCTGTAACTAGCTCTAACACACGCTGACTGTAAACTGGTGTAAATGTTAACGCACTTGTAATTGCAACTCTTTCGCCGCCAATATACAAACTTGCTACTGTTCTTGATCTAGACTGTGTATCAAGAATACTTTCAATTTGAAATCCGCTTACGCCTTGTTGTTGACTGTATTCAGGACCAATTAAAATTAAATCTGAGCCATCAAATGCATAAACTTGATTGTTAAGATTATCTATCCACAGATCGCCTGCGATCATTTGCGGACGAGTATTTTGTACATATGGGCCGCCTGATGCTTTCCACGTAGTGCCGTCGTATACTTGTAGTCTTTGACCGGAGGTATCGTACCAAAGTTGCCCTGTTAAAGGATTGCTTGGTGCGGCAGTGTTACTAAAATTTTCTAACAAGCGGATAAAGTTTTCGTTAAAATACTCACCATAACCAGTAAAATTTCTGCCAACTAGTACAAGGTTAGTAGAAGTTGTATTAATTTGCCCGTCTATAAGTTCAGTAAGTAATGTTCCGTCTGTTTTGTTTAATTGATAACTCATCTTATTGTCCAGTATATATAATGTAGTTTACAGCTAAGAATGGGTTCATTGTACCTAAAGGATCTGCAAGACTACCTGTTGTTTTGACTCCGCCGCTGGATGGAAATGCTTGTGTTCCGCCTGTGCCCGGATCAATAGTAAATGTAATTGCTTCTTCATCAACTGGCTCACCTGCTCCTACACGCAATCCATAGTATTGTGTGCCGGAGGGTGCTTCTAAATCGTGTTCGTGTTCTGGTAAATTTTCTATTCCTAATGTTTTAGTTTCAGAGCCTGCATTTCCTCCTAAAGCATCTGCAGCAATATCAGTTACTCTATTAGCACTTGGTCCGCCCATATTATCTAATCCGAGTGCAAATCTTCCTCTTAAATCCGGAAGTGCAAAACTATTAACACCTGAATCACCTAATAATGATGTGTCTTTAAAATTATATCCTATTGCTGTAAATAATTCTGTATAGTCTGATTTTTGTATTTCTGATCCGTCACAAAATAACCAACCAGATGGTGCTTCTTCTCCGCCAAAGGGCATAATTGCGCCAGGTGGCACAAGTGGAATACTTTTAATAAAATTACGCTTTGATATTTTATAAACACCAGTAGAACCTGATCTTACATTTAATAATAATTCGTCAGCATTTCCTGCATCATAAATTGTTTCTTTGTTAGCAATAAAACTGTTCGCAATAGAAATATTAAATGTTTTTGTAGTGCCGCCTGTTTGTCCGTCAAACTCAAAACTATTATTCTCTACATCCCCACTAAGATTAAATGTAGTTGCACTTGCTAGCCTATCTGCACTTCCTGCACGGCCTGTAACTGTACCTGTAACGTTACCTTGTAAATTCCCTACAAAAGTATTTGAAAATATTTGATCATATTTGTTATTTGTTGTACCGATATTTCTTGTGCCGCTGGCATCAGGAGTCATATTACCGGAA